CTTCCGATCTACGAAGCGTTATAGCCGTTAATTTCAGCTTGACGCTTTTTTCGTTTTAATTCTTGTTCCTGTAGCTTGTCATAACTATTAGTGTTTTTGTTAATGCGTTCAGCAGCCTTAAGTTCACGTTTGTAATACTCAATATTTTCTTTGTCTTTAGCAGACTGTTCTTTCAATTCAGCAATCTTAGCCTTAATTTCCTCATAATCATCGGGCTTAACTGGAACTTCTTTAGTTACTGTCTTAGTAATAACTTTTTGTTCTGGCTGTCGCTTGGATAATTCAGAATTACGCTTGTTAAGCTCCAGTTGTACTTTGCGATTGTCCTCTAACTCAGCTTGCTGATTAGCAATTGTTTCGTCACGATCAGCAAGTTCTTGTTCACGTTGTTTGAGTTTCTTTTTTACCTCTCGCAATTCACGAACTGTCATTTCGTCAGGCTTTTTAGTTTCACCTGAATTAAGCTGTTGAGGCTTATCTCGTTCTTCTGGGGGCATTGTTGCTATTTCATATAAAGCTCTAGCACCCAAATGTTGGTATGTACCATCATTTGGCAAGGTAGTAGATACTTTAATAAACCTTGATGCCTGTGTTCGATCCATCTTGATAGACTTTAACCAGTTCAAATATTGACCATGAGTTAAATCATGCTCTTTGACCCATTTCAGTCGACGCCCTATTTCAAAAATCGCTTGTCCACCAATTGATTGGTAAGTTTTAATTTCAGTTGTAATCTTTGCCAGATCATTCGATAAAGGCTCTATCTTATTCGTAATTATTACCTCTCCCTTATTTTTTCTTAGCTATGTTTAGAATGTAAGCACTTGTCACACCAAGATAATCAGCAACTTCTTTTAATTTATCTGCTCCCGGCATTGATTTATTCCACTTGCTGATATATCCATTTGAAAGGCCAAGATCCTGTTCAATTCGGTAAATGCTCTTACCTTTTTTATAAGCAACTTCTTTTACTGCTGTATAAACCGACATAGTTTCACCTCTTTCCGAAAATACCTATATAAATATTTTCGATATTACGTTGACTATTCACCGAAAATATTCTATTATAAAAGCGTACTAAATAAGCCTTAGCGAACAATTACTAGGGTAAAAATATTGTGATATGGAAATTATTTAGTTTGCTTTAATGTGCTCCCTCAAGCACAAATAAATAATACCACCGAAAATAATCGGGGTCAAGGCCAAATCACAAAATATTTTCGGAGGTGTTAGTAAATGAATAAATTGTATCTTAGAGTAAAGGATTTAGCTGCACAAAAGAAAGTAAGTCTTGCTAAAGTAGAACGGGATCTCGGTTTTTCGAACGGAATTATTTCAACTTGGAAAAATGGAAAAGCTAGTCAAGATAAGATTAACCTACTCGCTGATTACTTCGATGTTACTACTGATTATCTTCTAGGACGTACAGATACACCTCAATTTACCCGTAAAGATGAAAAGGATGTTCAAAAAATACTGGAAGAAATGACTGAGGGCTTGAACAATAAAAATGAACTCGCCTTCCTTAAAAATGGTGGTGAAGAAATAGATGAAGAAGATGCTGAACTATTACGTGCTTCATTAGAAAACGTGATTAGGCAATCTAAATTAATTGCTAAGCAAAAATTTACGCCGAAAAAATATCGAAAAAATCAGGATTAACGAGGTGACTTGTATGTTATCTAAAGAATGGATTAAACATAAAGCACATGAGGTAGTCTATTCCGCTGGTACTCGTGATCCCTTCAAAATATGTGAAGAAGCTGGAATTCCATATTATTATTACGATTTAGGAAAACAGATTATGGCGTACCATACCATTGTTCGACGTATTCCATCGATTATACTGTCTACGCGTAATACTGAATTTGAAAATCAATACTCTTGTGGTCATGAATTAGGACATCACTTTTGCAGGCATCAAGGCAATACTGAGTGTCTTAATCGAAACAATCGAAAATTTGTTACTTTTGGTGAAGAATATGAAGCAAACAAATTTATGGTAGATATGATGCTTGATGGGGTTAACGTTCATGATTTTGAAACAAGGGAACAACTAATGAGATACTGTCGTATCCCCTCTTGGGCCGAACGGTATATTGATTGGGATTTATTAATTGAATAAACTACGTCCAAATACTGATTGACGTTAAAAGCTGGTAAATGAAAAAAAGCCCACCGGCAGCGGCAACTGTCAGTGGACCAAGGGTTGATAATACATTGGTGTGTGATATCAACCCTTTCATTATACACAATTTAATAATGGAGGAACAATTATGTGGATAGAAAATTTGCCTGACGGACGTTTTAAATTTAGAGAACGGTATAAGGATCCTTTAACTGGCAAATCATTTAAGGTATCTGTTACTGTAGCAAAAAACACAACTCACACACGTAAAGAAGCACAAATTAAGCTGGACAAAAAGATAACTGAAATACTTAAAAGTATTCAATATGGAAAGATTAAGCATGGTATTCATCTTAAAGAACTCAACGACGAGTGGTTGCCAACCTATAAATTAGAAGTTAGAGCTAATACTTATAGTAATGCTGAAAGCCGTTTGCGTCGTGTAATGCGAGATATTAAACCTGATACTCTAATTGAAAAAATTACGCCAAACTATTTAACTAATTATTTTAATAATCTATTGTATAAGCAAAATCTTAAAAATGGGACAGTAAGCCATATTAAACAAACGTTAAACGTTATGTTTGACTATGCCGTATTGCACGATTACCTAAAAGAAAATCCCATTCAAAAAGTTAAAATCCGCTATCGCAAAGAGGATGGTTCAGCCAAACCAAGAGATAAATTTTTAGAAGAAGATGAGCTTAAAAAAGTTCTTGAATTTGAATATCAAGCTGGCAACCCATACGGTCGATTTTGTGAATTCCTCTATCTCACGGGATTACGTTATGGCGAGGCAGCAGCGCTAACTCCCGATGATATCAAAGGGAATAAAGCGGTTATTTCCGGAACTTTGATTAAACTACCACGAGAAGCCGCTTATAAACAAAATTCGACTAAAACAACAGCTGGTATGCGAACAATAACCTTACCACAAAGAGCTCTTGAAATTATAGAAAAGCAAAGACAAGAATTTCCCGACAGTAAATTTTTATTTTGTACCAAGCTAAAGGATTTTATTCCGGAAGTGACCCTTAATCATCAATTGCGGCGTGCAAAAGAAAAGTTCAAAATCAACAAGAAAGTTGATTGCCATATCTTCCGCCATACTCACATATCGAAATTAGCAGAATTAGGAATTCCACTTTATGTGATTCAAGATCACGTTGGTCATGCTGATGATAAAACTACCAACTTAATTTATCTGCATGTAACAAAAAAAGCCCAGCAGAAGCTGGACTCTCAATTGGATAAATTATAAAAATTTGCCCCCTAAGTGCCCCTTAGCGGGGATTTTTTATTTATCTTCTTCCGCAGTCAACCGCACAATCTCAAGCAGGGTGTCCAATGCTCGTTCCATCGTTTGCAGTGATACATATTCAAAACGGGAATGCAATTAACATACCAATTAACGCGGTAAACGGTAGAAAACCGTTAGCTTATTAGTACTTCGGGCTTTTGATTTCTTAATCAATATCGACGATTTTTTAATGTTTTTAAAATGTTTGCCCCTTTTGTGCCCCTTTTTATAGTTAGCTTAAAGAGCTTACCTCTTGACAATCTATCAGCGGTGGCATTTATTTACTATCGCTGCTTTTTATTATACATCAAAAAGCCCTAGTGACCATTGCATAATCTGCAACAACCACTAGGGCTAAATTTTTATTGACGTTGTGAGTAAACAACTGAATTGAGTTGTTGTGCATTAACCCCGTTGGCAATATCGTGAGCGAATTGGTTATTGTCAATTCCCCAGCTAGCAAGATAGCCGTATGGATCAACATGAGAACCGCCGATATTTTCAGTTACCCAGTTGTGAGTTTTAACACCGGGAGTTCCTGCACCGCCGGCATCAAGGGTTAGTGGAATACCGTATTGCTTAGCATAGTAGCGAGCAACATTGATATAAGTTGTGTAGTCTTTAATGAACTGGCTACGGTTATATGTCCGCCCTAGTTCAATCTGTACTGGACTATATGGGTTAGCATTCAATGCTCCCCAAGAAACATAGCCTGGTTCACCGACTTCAAAGACTTGTCCGCCGTCACCGACAACAAATTGAGTGTAGGCTGATTGCCAGTTGTTACGTAAGTAGTTTGCATTAGCAGCAGCTCCACTTTCAGCGCCAACATCGTGCATGATGATGTAATCGTTGATTGCGGTTTGACTGCTTCCTTCCCAGCTGGCGAGGTCGTAGGTATGGTTGATTTGATTAGGATTGAATCCTGTATTCTGAACTACTGAAAGAATACCATTCTGGTCCGCATGGTAGGTAACGCCATTAACCGTTACGTCGGTATTTGTTACTTTGAGATAGGTTGATGGGTCGAAGTAGTACTTGCTCCCTTGCCAGTTAACAAGTCCGCTCATTAGACGACCATCTTTGCCAACCATGTACCAGTCACCCCATTGGGACTTTACGTACTCCTGCTTATTAGCTTTTAGATAAGTTCCCGGTTCAAAATAATAATAGCTTCCCATCCATTGTTGAACTCCGGAAAGTACCTGACCATTATCACCAACCATGTACCAATCGCCCCACTGTGATTGCACATAGTCACGCTTAGTATGGAGGGTTCCATCTTGATTAAAGAACCAATAGGAACCTTGCCATTGTTGAATACCAGTTAACATCTTACCGTCTTGGGTTAAATACCAGCTTGTTCCAGGATTAGCCTTAGGAAGTTGCCGATAGGAACGACCCTTTTGCACTTTTCCGTTGCTCTCGTAATAAGTATAAGTACCATTTTGCTTTTGCCAACCAGTATTAGCAGAAGCAACACTTGCTGAACCTACTAAAAAAGCACCAGCCATTGTTGCTAGTGCCAAGCTCTTAACTTTCTTGAATGATTTATTTTTCATTAGAATTATCCTCCTTGTTAGATTGGTTAGGAATAAAACTCTTGCCGCTAAAGATAGTCTTGTCTGTGTTCAACTTAATGGAACTATTAGAAATAGTTGTCTTTACACCATCAACTCCAGTTTCAACAGTACTGGTGGTGACTTCGCCGTTGCCCTCCACAAAACCACATAAACCAAGAATGGTTAAAAGCGTGTTGATAATCGCTGCCACTTGATCCCAGTGACCATACGTAAAACCAAAAGCCATCATGACTTGTTGAATGAGCACAATTAACAGCGTAATAAAAGACGCTA